AATTAAATTCGTGTTTCGGCTTGACGTAGCCCGGACGTAACACGCGGGTTTCACCACCGCGATGACGCAGCACTTTTCCTTCAACAACCGGGGAGACATAGGCCGCCACCGGCGTTTTTCCGGTAATTTTGTCCAGCATCACCTCTTCGGTATGGAAATTCACCGTACGGCGGAAAAACAGCTCCAGAAACAGCGCACGAAATTTCACTTTTTGTTCGGTATAACCGAGTAACTGGCGGGTCGTAAACAATCCCATAAATCAGTTCCTTTCATTCAGAAATCAGTCAGGCCACCGCGGTGGCCTGATAACGTGTTACGGCAGCGCCGCGTGACTCAGGGCACTGCCGGCAAAGGCATTGGCCTTTTTGTGTTCATCCACACTTTCAGGCCAGCGGATTGCCTCCGTCGCAAAGGTCCCCGACTTGTAATAGGTCAGTACCGTCTCTGTGCCTTCAAGCGGCAGTACCAGTATGCCAACCGCACTACCGGCTTTCTGTCCGTCCCAGACCACCAGTTTCCCGGTGGCTTCATCCAGCATCAGGGGCGTCAGTGCCGGTGTTGCCGAGGAAATCCCGCTGCTGCCTGTGGCGGTATGAGCCGGATCATTACCGGCAAAAATACGTACTTCCGCACGCTGTTCAGTGATGGTTTTCGTTACCATATTGTAAAAACCTCCTGTTGATGGTCAGCACTGACTTCATGGCATGGCCATGAGCATTTTCACGTCCGCATCACCGTCTGCTGACGTCTGTGGCACGCCACCCTGTACCGCTGCCGGTGAATGGTTCGCCATGATGCGTTCAAACAGGGCGGTTGTGGATGCAGAGACCGGTTCTGCCTTACCTGATCCCGCAGCCAGCACAGCCCGGGCGCTCTCCACAGTCATTCCCGGGCAGGCAGCCAGCTGTTCAGCCTGCGCCTCAGCCCCTTTTGCCTCATCCAGTGCCATGATCTGATCACGGAGTGAGGGTCCGGCATCCGCCTGCGGTGAAGCAGCCAGGATCGGGCGGGCTTTTTCCACCGTCATCTCCGGCATCGCCGCCAGCGTTGCCGCCAGTTGTTCACGACCGTTCGCTTCTTCACACGCCATAATGCGATCGGCTTCACTCTGCGTGGATGCCACCGGCTGCTGCGGTGCCGCCGCGGCCAGAATCGCCCGGGCCTGTTCAACGCTCATGCCCTGTTGTCCTGCCAGCATCGTGGCAAGCTGTTCACGTCCTTTCGCTTCCTGGCATGTCAGGATCCCCATCACTCGCTGGTTCTCCTGCGCGGCGGCTTCCGTTGCAGTTAATTGCGGCATAGTGCCTCCTCTGACATTACTGTTCAGCGCCGTGGCCATCACACTGATGGCATCCGACGCATTGACTAATTCATCCGCCAGCCCGGCATCAATGCCGGACTGACCTTCAAAAACGGCGGCCTCTGTTCCCGTGACGGCATCAACAGACAGACCGGTAAACATGGCCACTTTTTCGGCAAACATCCGGCGCGCCGCATCAATGCGCTGCTGCATGTCCTGGCGAACCTCTGCCGGTAAGGCTTCAAACTGATTGCCATCCACCTTGTGCGCCCCCTGACGTAAATCAGCGTGATATCCACACCGGCCTGCGCCAGATGACCGGCATAGCTGACATGGCTCATCATCACGCCAATGGAGCCGATACGGGATGTCTGGGTAACCAGCCGTCGGGAGCAGGCCGACGCCAGCAGCATGGCTGCAGAACAGGCCGTGTCATTGCACAGTGCCCAGACCGGCTTCTGCTGACGGAGGCGGTAAATCATGTCAGCGCAGTCAAACGCGCCGGCGGCCTGCCCGCCCGGACTGTCAATGTCCAGCAGTATGCCCCGCACCTGGCTATCTGCCATTGCCTGCTGAAGACAGGCGACAATGCCGTCATAGCCAGTCATTCCGGAAAATGGCCGCATCCCCCCCAGCCGGTGCACCAGCGTGCCGGTCACCGGCAGTACCGCAATACCGTTCACCACCCGGTAAACACGGGCCGGTCGTTTACCTCCGGCCATGTACTCGTCCGTTTCAGCCAGCATTCCGGGAGCATCAAACTGTACCTGCTGTTGTGGTACCGAAAGACTTGATGCCCCCATCTCGCGCCCGAGCGCGCAAAAGAAAACCCGCGCATAGGCGGGCTCCAGAAGCAGCGGTTCATTGAATGCTGCGGCAATAATGTGTGAAAGATTACGTCTCACGGGGTGTTGTCTCCTCTTCCGGCCTGCGACTCTCCGCTATCTGCTGCTGATACGCCTGCGCTATCCACACCGGACGTGAGAGTCCGGCTTTTTGCCGCTCAGCAGATTCCCTGACCTGCTGGCGGAAAATGTCCTGATAATCCTCGCCCATCAGCGCCAGCTCTTTCTCATACGTGCTCAGTCCGGCCTCAATGCGCATCACTGATTCCTGGACTTCCTTGAGCCCGTCAATGGCCATTCTTCCGGCTCCAATCCACTCAGCCCGTGACCAGGCTGATCGCGCCTGATAAAAATCAAAACGCGCCCGTGGCGGACGAATAATCCCCCGAAGAAGTGCCTCTTCCAGCCAGCAGGAAAACATCTGCGTGGCCAGCCGGGACGCAATAAATTTTCGTCGTCCCATAAAATAGCGCCACGACTCATTGGCGGAGGCGCGGGCACTTGAATAACTGACCTTCGAGTAATCCCGGGACAACTGTTCGTAGGAAACGCCAAGACCGGCGGCGATATACCGCAGCAGCGCCTGTTCAAGCGCCGAAAATCCATTGTCTGAATCCTGCGCGGTCTGAAGTTTCAGATCATCACCGGGGAAAAGGTGCGGAATTTTGACACCACCCAGCGTCACGCTATTCGTGTCATACCAGGTGGAGAACTTATCCAGAATATTAATAAGCGGATTATCCTTCTGCCCCTGCGGCGCACCGGCGATATATTCAAAGGCCTTTTCGGTATCAAGGTCACTTTCAATCGTCGCTGCATACATCGCCTTCACTATGGCCGACTGAAGCTGTGTTGCCTGCAGGGAATCGAGCATCTTCAGCCGTTCCATTACGCTGTAAAACTGATTGGCCCCACGGGTCTGCCCGTCCTCCACCGGCTCGAAAATATGCAGCATGGCCGGACGCCCGGTGGAAGTTCACGCGGGATCCGTTCCCATCGTCCACTCCCGGAGACGGAAAATCATCCTCACAGATATGGTACGCAACGGCACGACCATATCGATCGACCTCCACACCGGCCCGCAGAAAACGGTTCCCCATACCGTGTCCTGGCGTGTCCACCCGTTTCGGACTCACGGCTTTAAAACGCGTACGAAACAGTTGCGTGCTCTCCGTATCCCAGACCGGCTGCACAAAGATTTCGCCGTTAAACGCATGAACGCCCACACCTTCACGGATAAATTCCGTAAACGTGCGTTTCCCTTCCACGTCGATCTCGCCAGACATCCCTTCGGCGTATTCCGACCAGGCCGCCTCCACCTCATCGACAAAACTTTTTGCTGCAGTCTCCCGCATCTCCAGCCAGCGCCAGTTCGGACGGTAGCTGATCAGAAACATATGCCCGACAATATGATCCTTATGCAGGGCCACCGCATTGGCCGCTATCCCGTTATTGCGCACCAGATCATCTGCACGGGCATTCCCCAGACGCAACGCGGGCAACAGGGCCGCATCGGCACTCTGCGCCGGTGGCAACCACTCCGCCATTTGCCCGCCAAATCCTGCACCGCCCCCGTTGTAGCTGAGGCTCTCCCGAAGCGGAACACCGTTCACATCAATCAGGACAGGCGTTCGTTTCATAACCTCACTCCCAGCGGACGACGGCGACGTCGGGTTGTCCCCAGTACCGACTCCGCATCATTGATCGCCCGGTTAAGCTCATCCAGAGAAGCCGCCGTATATTCAATTCTGCGACCATCTTTCTGGACAGACACCACCCGTTTACCGGTAATAAATCAAGGCGCGCCTGACGCAGCGCCTGCAGTTCAGCGACTGTAACCATTCACTCCTCCGGACAGCTTCGCTGCCAGTTCTTTCAGGGTTGGCCGGGTCGTCTCTTCTTCCCGGGATTTTGCCAGTACAGCCAGATCAAGCTGCCAGCGTTGCACGGACACACGTAATGCCGCGTAGGCATACACCAGGCAGTCCAGCGCTTCGTTACGCCGCTTTTTGTTATCCCACAGCAGACGCATCTTTCCTTTTTCCCACTTCTCCACAAGCTCTTCCGCGACCAGTTGCTGCGCCTCTGTCTGCGAAAAAATCTCCGGATCATCAGGAAAACGGATGGCATACGACGTGGCTTCATCCGCAGGAGTGGGATCGGCTTTCATACGGGCATAGAGAATTTCTTTTGCGGTGTCCGTCCCCACTTCACACAGATACACGCCCCGCTGATTGCGGGTTTTCGGCATGGTGATCACCGGCTTGCCATAGACAGATGCGCCTTTTACCGGCAGCACCCGGAAAACACCGTGTTTTTTTGACCTCTGATAGACAATTTCACCATCGATCCCCCCGGTGTCCCAGCAGACACGGGAAATGGTCATTTCGGTTCCGTCTGCATGGCAGTATTTTTTGTTGATCGCCGCATCCACACGTAACAGCGTCTCTTCCTCATCGGGACGGCCCATAATGATGATTTTATCCACCAGAAAAGCTTCCTCTCCCGGTGCCCATCCCCAGACATACATCTCAAAACGGTTTCGCTGCGAGTCAATGCCCGCCGTCAGATAAACCACCCGGGCAGGTACCGCCGCCGTGTAATGCACGACCTTATCCATCAGTACCTGGTGATCGAGTTTTTCGCCCACGGCTTCTTCCCAGGTCTCGCCCAGCGTGGTGTTCACAAAGGTTTTCAGGCCGTTGGGATCTTTCAGTGCATCCAGCCAGTCATAGACTATCTGTACCCAGGTGGTAAACGGACTGTACGCCGTCCAGATATGGAACGTGATGGAGCGCGGCGGCGGAATTTCATCACCCCGGGCGCTGAAAAACGTCAGACCGTCACGGGTCCACATGCCCGTGTTTTCACAGATCCACCGCCCGTTGCTCTGGTCCAGTTCAGACTGATGGATCACGCAGCCATGATGTTCACAGAGGTAGAAAACACTTTCGGGGCTGTCCTTCTCCCATTTAAGCCCAAAAGGCGTGGACTCATCACCAAATTTCAGATACTGCGCCTCCCCACAGTGCGGGCAGGGCACATAAAAACGCATAAAATGCGCCGACTCGTTAGCGGCTTTTTCGATCTGGCAGGTGCCTTTGATTTTAGGCGTCGAGCCGCGAATGGATTTTGGCCACACCGACCCCTCAATACGCTTATCCCCCAGCAGGGTTGGCGAGCCCTCTTTTTCGACATCCGGCTCGAACGAGGAAAGTTCGTCATAGCAGACCACGTCCACGGATTTTTCACGGTAGTTTTTGGCGGCAGCGCCGCCCAGGCACCAGAAACCGACGCCCGATGAAAAGCGTTTCAGCGTGAGAGTATTGTCACGATGTTTACGCCCCAGCCATGGGGAAAGGTCTTTCAGGCATGGCACGTTCCGAATCGTCGCCTCCACGTGAGACTTCATAAAATCTTCAGCGGCAGAATCCGTGGGCTGAAAAAGCAGACTGTTTCGGGATTTATGCTCAATAAAATACCCGACCACCCCCAGCAACATCTTTGTATAGCCAACACGGGCAGATTTAATCAGGTTAACCGTGCGAACCTGGTCGTTACCCATACAGTTCATAATGGCGATCTGGAATGGCAGCGTTTTCCATTCTCCCTCACCATATGAAGATTCTTTAGGCAGATAATAATTTTGATCAGCCCATTCAACTGCCGTCATTGGTACAACCCTGACCAGAGGCTGCAGCGCAACCGAAACGGCAGCCATCATATTATTCAGTTGTTGCTCTGATATATTCATCGAGTAAATCCGGTAATTTATCCCCTGCCCGCGCACACTGATTTGCCCCCTTAGCAATAAGGGTTTTCAGATGGTCAAGATGGCGCGGTGTTAAATCAGGAAACTGTCGCTGCATGGATAAAGGGATGGAATCAAGCGTACTGGATAACGCCATTGCCAGCTTACTGAGGGCAAAAATACAGAACCCGGTGTCAATAAGTTTTCCTTTTGACACCTCATTTTTTAACTGCTGTGTAACAGCCTGTTCTGCTGTCAGTTCCCATCTGGCAATAAGCAATTTTTCCTCATAGTCGTCTTCGCTATCGCCATCAGGCACATCGTTTTTACTTCTCCTCAGATACGATATGTAAAAATCGCGCCAGGCATCCAGATCCAGTTGCCCTCGCTTATTCGATATCGGGGCACCCGGCAATTTCTGCAATCTGCGAAGCTGGCGATCGGTCAGACTTAAATGCCTGGCAACTTCAGTCTGCGTAGCCACTCCTCACCTCGCAAAAACTCTCACCTCACAATCACAACAAAACCGGTCATGTCCGGTTTACATGTCTGTTTTTTGTTCATGTCCGGTTCACAGAAGACCTGTTTTTATATTTTTCATATAGTTAACTTGAAGAGAAACCGGACATGGATCCCGGAAAATTTTCATAAATAGCGAAAACCCGCGAGGTCGCCGCCCCGTAGCCTGCCGGATCGCCGGAAAGGACCCAATAAAATGATAATAATTATCATTTATATAAATACCATCACACATCCCACGTACACCATAAAACCACGACAAATAATCAATTTTGTCCAAGTCATGCATTAATTGATCTGTGTCAACTTAACGTAAAGACATCTTAAGACAATACAAATCAGCAGCACTGAACACGGAAAAACACAATGTCATCAAAAAATAAAGCTTCCCAAACCAGATGATTAATCAAATCCATATTGCCCTTGAACGTAAGGGATCGGGTAATTTTTCGGCATGGGTTATTGAAGCCTGCAGGAGAAGGCTGGCAACAAATGCAAAGCACCTGCGCCCGGCCAGCATGAAAAATAACGAGAAATGAACGTTCGGTTACAGGAACCGGTAGCTACTGTCTTCTAACAATATTTCATCTTCATATCCGGCGAAACAAGACTTTACCCTGCAGGGATGTACTGAATAGCAACAGAGTGATAATTAACTTCTGATAAAATAATCAGGGTGCTGAAGGACTAAAGATAAATGTTTTCTTCACGCCTTTACGCGGCTTGTCCTTCTCAAATCGCCATTTTGCCATCGCCTTTACAACCTGCTCATCAAACAGATGGTGCGGCTCTGAACGGATAAACTCAATTCGGGTGACAGTACCATCAGCACCAATATCAAACTTCACATCAACCCGTCCCTTTATATAATTTGCCGCGGCATAGGCCGGATATTGTGGTAATGCCTTAACCAACTGTCGAGGCATATCTGTTTTATGTTGCGTACAGCCCATAACCAAAGAAGACAACAAAATAATTAACGGAAGATTTCTTTTCATTTTTATTCCCGGCATAGATAAGAATAAGTCTTATTCTAACAATGCAGCCCTGTCGGTCATCAATCCTCTGCTTAATGGCAATGACAATTATCCGACTTAAATCACAAATCAGACACATGACATAACAGAGCTTGCGAGGTAACACATCGTCCGGTTTCTTCCACCATCGCACCGGACCAGCGACCATGAGGGGACAACGCCGCGCTCCGTTAACACGGTAAACCCCGGTGTGTATCGTTTTTGATTATCCCCGCACACTCGCGCAGAGGAGTCTCCCTCTCGGGCTGTGGTCTCTGTTGATGCGGGAATACGGCGACGATACAGTGCATAGTTATGTCAGGCTAAAATGCCTTTATCAAATCTGGGTAACGCAATCTGCCATTGTTGGCTCCGGTTGTGGTGATGATGTCAAGCAAGCCCATCTTGACTATCTCAACTAGTCGATTCATGACATATGTCACATTTATACCAACCAGATCATTGCGTTGAGTTTACAACTCAATAATTCTTGGTTGGACGTCAAGTTTTGACGGTATTCGGGTGGCAGTTGATAGCAATCTTGGAACCGTCCACCTAATAGCTGCTTGTGTGGCGTTTAAATTGTGGAGTGCTCGCAACAGAACTTTTCTTTCTTGTTTGCGAGCGATGTTTAGCAACTTTTAAGAGAGTTAAGTCATGGAGTTTTTGAAAGAGCATCATTTGCCTTCAATAATTTTTGGAATTTTTTCCGCCATTTTTTGGATTATTTCATGTTTTGCATCTTCCAAAGAACACCCACCAAAAACGGAACAAGGCAGTTTCTCATCACTGGGTTGTTTTAAAGCCATTGAAATACAAAGTAAATGGAATAAACGGGCTGCTTTTTGCGCAGCGTTAGCTGTTCTTGCTCAAGTATTTAGCTTTTAGTTTCAAAAGTGTAAATCAGAACCACTCGTATAGCGGGTGGTTCTCTGTTTTATTCGTGTTGCGACTAAAACTAACTAAAATCACGCATATGAAAGATAATGGGAAAATTATCGCTATCATCGAAGGCATTGCGTCCTAATGTACTCCTGCAAGTAGTTAACCTGCGCGGTTATCCTGTCGATTCCACTTCGGAGACGGTAATAATTGAGTTCAGCATCTGCTGTAAGTCCTGGGGTTTCTCCATTGCCCATGCCGCTGGCTCCGGTCGTTGACTTTGCACAGGTGGCGGCGACTTGCAGGCGCTTACGCCCAGCAGAAACATCAGCACGGAGACTTTCGATAGTCGCATTAGCATCAGCAAGCTCCTTTGTGTATCTGGCGTCAAGTTCTGCTACATCACGTTGCCGCTTCTGCATATCAGCGATGATGGATGTGGCTTTATCGCGCTGCTCTTTGTAGGCGATGGCGTTATCACGGTAATGATTAACAGCCCATGAAAGGCAGACGATGAGGCAGATGACCAGAACGTAGATAATCGCGGTTACTCTGCTCATTGTTGCCCCCACAAACAGACTTCACGCTCAATCTCACGGCGAGTCATCAGCCCTTTCCATTGCTTACCGCCAGCGTATGTCCAGCGCCGTAGCTGATCACATGCGCCTTTGATATCGCCCTGGTTTATTTTGCGAAGAAGCGTCGATGTTCTGAAATTGCCAGCGCCCACGTTGTAAACGAACGAGTAAAGAGCGCCGCGCGTTGTTTCCGGTATATCGACGTTGATGTACGGGTTTATTTGTCTGGCGACCGTGGCAAGGTCTTTATTCAGGAGGGCTTTGCATTCTGCTTCGGTATACGTTTTACCGGGCATGATGTCTTTTCCGGTGTGTCCGTGACATACAGTCCATACGCCAACGATATCTTCGTATGGTATGTAGCTGACACCTTCCAGGCCATCGTCACCACTCGGACCAGTGATGAGCACAGACGCTATGGCAACAGCCCCACCACCAATAGCAGCAGCAACAGCCTTGCGTAATGACGGCGACATTATTCACCTCTCGCAGCCTTACGCTTATCTTCTTTAATCTTGAAATAAAGGTTTGTCAGATACGTCAGCAGGCCAAACAGCAGACTCCCCAGCACACCTATTGCCACCCACTGGGACGGAGAGACTTTGTCCAGCAGCTGCAGTAACCAGTATCCCGTCCCCACCGCTGACGTGGTGTATGACACACCTGTTGTGATTTTTTCCATCTGATGTATGTCTCCGTCACCGCCGACAGAAAATGAAAGTAAAGAAAAACAAAAAAGCCGCCAGTGTCACCCACTGACGGCCAACGCCGGGAGCCGTGATTATGGCATTCAGGCTCTGCTAAAAATGCCAGATAACATTCCGGCCAACCCCTGATTCAGGTTATAAATGACACAATATCTTGACAACATCCGTCACTGTCTGTCAGAAAATGTACTGCCAAGTATAAGTATCATGTGAAGTACATCTACCCGTTTTAGCCAGCGTCCTTCAGAGTGGGCGCTGGCTTTTTTTATTATGCTGCCGGTGCATTTATCTCCAGCACCAGACTTTCTATCTCAACACCATACGCTGCATTTTTGGTAATATCCGTCAGCGTCAGCGCATTCAGCCCCAGTGTCAGACTGTCTTTTATGACCTGGAATGCCGGGCCAGCCACTCCATTCAGTTTCGGAGTAACCGTGGCACTGCCGGCGGTGAACACCAGTTCCAGCGTCTGCCAGTCATTACTGTAATTCCCGAACTCGCCCAACTTTGTGTTTCCTGCTTTCTTGTGATGCATCAGATTCAGTTTGCCGTCTGTGGTCTGGGTGAAGAACGACATCAGGAACGGGTTACCAGTCCCGGTCATCGCCACGACGTCAGGTAACGCTACATCGGTATACAGATAAATTCCCAGGCCGAACTGGTTGTTGGTCAGTGCGCCTGACAGTCGAAACTTACAGCTCAGTCTGCCACCCCGTGTCAGCAGGGAGACTGCGTCATCCACCGGATGCATCAGGGACCAGGTTTTATTGCTCTGCTTGGCGATCTTAAATACACCACCCGACAACTGAATTCCGCCGTCCTTAATGGTCCAGCCCTGCGCAGCAGCCTCTCCGGCTGTCGGCAACAGGGAGATTGTGCGTACGGATGCATCTTCAGACGGCCCCGATGGCGTGTTGCCGCCGGGCGAGGGTTTGATTTCCGGTGCCTTACCACTGATGAAAGCTGAGGTGCGCCCGGCTGCGTTCAGAATAGCGGTTGCCATACGATCCGGAATAATGCTCCTGCGCGCCCATGAACTGAAATGTGTCGGGCGGTTTGATGATACCTGGTTTCCATTCGTTCTCGATGCCGCACCGTAATATCCTGATGCCGGAATATCCGGATCTTCTGCCGGTGCGTTAGTGGCGGTATTGACGCCGTTACCGTCTGTCATGAAGGGCACAAAATAAACGCCCTCACTCTCCCTGTTTTTATACCCGCCGTACACGGTGTCGTACTGGGTAGCGTATGTATTTTTCCAGTAATACGTCGTGTCACCACAAATCCACGGCACATTTACAGCACTGCCACCATGACACTGCGCGTTAAACACAGTGAGGTCAGCACGAAACTGCTTCAGCATGGCTGTAAACAGCGCAGGTTGCTGTGCGTAGGTGGCGGCGCTCATGTCAAACTCTCCCTGCATCCAGCACACCGCCAGCAACACATTTTTCGGGTTCTTCTGTAATGCAGCTTTAGTGCGCGCAATCAGGTCCTGATATAACGGTTTACCCACCCCCCAGCGCGCCGAATCCTGGCTGGCCCCCGCGTCCGCACTGAATGTCCCCTCCGCGCCCTGGGTGAATGCCGAACCACCACGACAGCATGGTACCAGCAGGATCCCCGCGTTATTCGGGATATACGGGAGCAGTTTTTTGGCAATATGTAAGCCCTGGCCGACACAGCCGTACTGCCCTTTGCTCAGGTCTGCCTTCGGATGATTCAGCGTACTCATATCCTGCACATCATGCAGACAGTGGTCAGCCGGGATGATGTCGTTATACGTACAACTCTCTCCACCCGGAGTTACCGTGCTGCGGCGCGCCAGCTGTTTAATGCGCGGATCCGGAGCATCGTAAGAATCCGGTAACGGAAGCCCTTCACCGTAGGCCATGCCGTTGGACTGTCCGGCAAGCACAACCACGTAGAACCAGTCCGGCTCAGTTGCACCACTGACGACCACATCACCTTCTGCTGCAATCGCCTGCATCAGGGTATAAGGGGTTATGGCCACCGGACTACCAAACGGCTGCCAGCCCTCTTTCAGTTTATGTGTCAGCTTTTCCGCAAGATCTGACGGCGACGCCGCCCTGACAACATCATAGTGTTTAAATGCCATGGTTCTTTCCACCATCTGAAAAATAATTCTTTAAAATACCTGACATGTAATACAGAAAAAACACAAAACCATACCTTAAATAAAAACCTCATCATCAAGCAGATATGCATGGATAAACTACAAGACGAGATATAAACCACCCTGCATTTAAATAAACAATAAACAACATCAGAAAAATAATTCTGCTCTATGGTTTACAATCAAAAATATCATTTATACTTTTCAGAACATCACCAGCAAGGCATAAACAAGGAAACTAAATGAAGTGGATTGTGATTGATACAGTTATCCAGCCATCATGCGGAATATCTTTTTCAGTCATATGGAGTAAAATAAAATTAATAATCTGGTATCAATCGGATGCTTTCTTACCTCCTGAAAGTATATTTACACTGACTCACACAGGTATCATGCTCAATAACAAAGTGCTACCTGTAACCATTTACAACGTAGTACCATTCAATAAAACATTCTGGAATTTAATCAAAAACAGCCAGGAATGCCCTACAAATACAGATAACGTATTGAATGAATGCTTTAATAACCGTTGCACTCTGCAAATATGTCCTTATGGGCTAAAACAACAAAGTCCATAAGGAGTTTACTCACATCTGACAAAATCAATATAAACAGCCCCTCCGGAGAGGGGCTGGAGAGTGGCGCTATGTGCCATTGCATGGTGCCGGGTGCCTCCCGGTGAATTCAGTACCAGCACCTGAATCCGCGATTATCCCATATACCTACTCGCTGATTGCCCCTCCGCACAGGTGGATTCACCATGCCAGTTTCTTTTAACAAACTCCCCGCAAACCAGACAACAGTCAACCGCCTGAATTGTGAAGTATTTAAAAATTTCTCCGGCTAACAGTCTGGCGTTTTCTTTTTCAGCAACGGGAAAGCAACAACCACCACACCCGCCACCAGTACACAGTCAGCCAGCACTGACATTATCCGGCTGCTGCAATGCCATTCACAAAAACAGTAAGCAATCACTTTTTACCGTAACAGGTGATAATCCAGATATGTATCTACCCCAGATGAGTAATCCGAAGTTCATCCATACCACAGGTCCTGGCTATTCTGTTGTACTCCTGAACAAGAGCAAATAATTCTGAATTAGCAACCATGAACTCATCGCAAACCCTCTGTATAGCATCACTATTCAGAATAATAACGTCTCTTCCCAAAAGACGATCAGGAGTACAGAACAAAACTGTCAAACGGCTGAAGGCCTTTGCTCGTGCTGCATTGACTATATCAATACGCTGCCTAAGGATGAAACACCCCGACGCCTCATCAATATTCACTCTACCCACACCATATGAATGATAAATATTTAATACTGAAAAAACCATTAGACCGTATAACAAACACTCAATCAATACTTAACAGAACTTTTATTTTTGACAAACATATAATATTTTCAACAATATACTGAGCCAGGTATATTCCAGTATAAGGCTCTGCCGGAAGAAATCTGGAAGAATGAATATGGCGCGTTGTACTGGATTCGAACCAGTGACCGATTGCTTAGAAGGCAATTGCTCTGTCCGGCTGAGCTAACAACGCATAATGCAGATAATGGATTGCCATCGGGGACCCGGGCCCCACACAGCCAGTTTCGAAAGCTGACGCTCTCTGCCGATGAGCTAATGGCGGTATGTGATGGTGGCCCTTGCTGGATTTGAACCAGCGACCTGGCGATTATGAGTCGCTCGCTCTCACCACTGAGCTAAAGGGCCGGTAGCAGAATAATAATGGTGCGTAATTAATTCTGCAATCCCATCCGTTTCAAACGATTAAATCCTGAACTTCCCTGACTGTCTGTTCAAAACGTCCTGTCTCCAGCTCAACACCAATCGCACAACGCCCCAGTGCCATCGCCGCTTTTACCGTTGAACCTGAACCCATAAAAAAATCTGCAACCAGGTCTCCCGGACGACTGCTCGCGTTGATTATCTGCTGCAGCATTTCTGCCGGTTTTTCGCACGGATGTTTCCCTGGATAGTACTGCACCGGTTTATGCGTCCAGACATCGGTGTACGGAACCTGCGCCGTCACACCGAAATACCGCCGCAAATTTTTATATTCACTCAGCAGTTCCGTATACTGCCGGTTCAGCTCACTGTATGTGCTGACCAGCTGGTGGTGTGGCTTTTCCAGTTCCCCGCGCTGATGTTTTTCTGCCGCAACACGCGCAAACAACGCCTGCAATTTGTTGTAATTACCCTCGTTCGGTAACTGCCACTGACTGGTACCAAACCAGTGCGAAGCCATGTTTTTCTTTCCGGTGGCTTCCGCTATCTGTTTTGACGTTATTCCCAGTGATTTACGCGCATCACGAAAGTAAGAAATCAGCGGGGCCATGACGTGCTGTTTTAGCTCGCGCCCCTGTGCCACATAGCCATCATCTTTCGGGCGATACGGTCCCTGATAATGTTCTGCAAACAGAATGCGCTCTGTTGCCGGAAAATACGCCCGCAGACTTTCCTTATTGCACCCGTTCCAGCGTCCGGACGGCTTCGCCCAGATAATGTGGTTCAGCACATTAAAGCGCTCACGCATCATGATTTCGGTGTCAGATGCCAGGCGATGACCACAGAACAGGTAAAGACTTCCGGCAGGCTTCAGTACCCGCCAGAACTGCGCCAGACACTGGTCCAGCCATTTCAGGTAATCATCGTCGCCCTCCCACTGGTTATCCCAGCCCTCGGGCTTCACTTTAAAGTATGGCGGGTCTGTGACTATCAGATCGACAGAGTTTTCCGGTAAGGTCTGGATAAATTCCAGGCAATCAGCGTTGATTAACTCACAACTGGATATTTTTACAGTATTAATCATAGATCAATAAGCACTTCTCTGATAGGCTCATACCGCTTTTGCGCAAAGCAGATGGGCCTGAGGTTTGCTTGTGACCCCAACGCATGAGCAGATGGCTGGCAGGTGCCGCTAACACCCACCAGCCGCCCATTACCACAAATTAAAAAGCCTTCACTGCGGAAGGCGTCTGTAACAACCGAACTGATAATCTGCCAGACCCGCCATAACAAGCTGGGTCAGTATTAACTGGCAGCGTTCGCGTGAAAGGTAAGTATTCTGCGCAATTTCCCCGACGGTCGCCGGTTCGGTGACGCTTAATTCATTAAACACCACTCTGGCGGTTTCGGTCATATCCTGCTGTTTTAGCATGCCTTTTTCCATTTTCCGGTTAACGTGACATACCAATAACTCTTGTCGAAAAAGCCAGCAAGTTGAAAGACCGGTATTAGCAACCACCAGCGCGTTTAACGCCCCGTGCCGTTTTTCAGTCATAAAAAAACCCGCAAAAAGCGGGCTCTTTCAAATGTCCATGTCTGCTATTCGCCTCGCGGTACAGCTTTGCTAAGCTTACCGGAATTGAAGCAGTTTTTACGTCAAAAAGCAATAACTTTTTTCTCTATACCAAAAGCCATAACCATTGGTTTGTACAAAATAAATTCTGCCACCTTTAGCCAATGCTCAATGCGTCTTTCACAGGTTCTTAAACTCCATTCCGGATGTGCATCATTCAGCAGTTCAGCCATTTTGCGCTTAGTCATCCCCCGCCCCACATAACGCTGACTCAGAACATTGAGCAGCCCGGGATAACCTGCCAGTACTTCACCAATAACCCTGTCGATTATTAACGCCTCTGAATCGGTACAATGTGCCAGCCAGCTTTTTTGATTGCCGTTGATCATATCCCGCAAAAAAGCCTCAAGTTCAGGTTTGTCCAGACCCGCTTTTTTCATCCTCCGGAGCGCCTCGTTAATTGCCGTTTTTGTCAGCTTTTTAGAGGTCAGTAATTGGTTGAACATATTTCCCGTCTTACCGTCGCCAATATACGACCAACGCCCCCACATACGCAGTTTCCCCTGGATCCAGACACTTTCCAGCGTTTTCAGGCGTAAATGCTCACCGCTTTTGCCTGTAATTTCCGGGTATATCATATTTATGCTCACTCACTTTCAATTTTGTAAATCTTCACGCCCAGCCGCCCACCAGAAACGAGCTGACCGCGCACAATATTGATTTCATCAAACTGCTCGTCGTCTATAAGTAGTCCGGCATGCGTAAGCGCATCCAGTGGTGCCTTCAGGATATTGTCCAGGTCGCGGCGGCGCTTATCCGGTGGCTCTGCAATAATCTTTATCGCCAGCCTTCCGGACAGGTTTAATTTCAGCCACTGCTGGCGAACAATAAGCGCCACATCACGGCGATAACGCTCACCGGCTTTTGACACAAAATATGTGCTGCCACGACGTCGCCAGTAAGTGTTCACCGTCGGCGGGTAAGGCAAAACAAATTCTATGCGTTCAGTCATTCATGCTTTCCACTTCAGGACACCCGAATTTCTCGCGTGCATTAAAAAACGAATCAGCAACAACAGCTGGCTGCCGTGTTTTTCTTCAAAATCTTTTACCCCGGCGTGTAGTTCGCTATGACATTTACGGCACAGCGGAATAACAAACAAATCATCAGCCTTTGTTCCCATCCCTCCCAGTCCATGACCAATGATGTGATGCGGATCATCTGCCTGATTACCGCACGTCATGCATTTCTGCGTTTTTACCCAGCGCGTGTATACAGGCATCTCTTCCCGTCGTGGTTTCTGGCGCTGGAGATACTGAGCCGGTGACTCCGGATCAACGGCAATGCTTACCACCGTCTTTTCCTGTGGCGGGTTTTGCTGGTGGGCGTGAGGCAGTAGCGCAATATTTTTTGTGCGCTGCTTCAGCATGCTGGTGGCGGTCTGCTCTCCCGGCACGATGTCGCTCTCGCGGTATACTGAGCGAATTTTTTCCGCGCGTAATCCCAGTGAACGACGTAACACCGTCTCCGGTAGTGCGTCCGCTACGTTATTTATGGTTGCCCACCAGGATAATTCAGCCAGCGATAATTCCCGCTCCTGCGTGCCATTCATTGCGTGGCGGATGACATCAATCATCCATGCTGACAGGTTTTGGTGAGCAAGCTGCCCGAGTGATTCGGAAGTCTGGTTACGCAGCTGGTTGTCGCAGTGCCAGCACAACACCATCGCGCCGGTACCGTAACGATGTATGACGGTTTCACTGTGATGGTAGTCACCATGAGGCCACTGGCAGGATTTAATGTGGCGTAACAGCCAGTCAGACAATGCACCAGCACCACCAGCAGCACGAATCACCCGCTCATCGCTGAAAAATGGCAGTAATGATTTATCCTCCGCCAGCGGCTGGCGAACAGCAGGAACGACTCCGGACGGCAGACCGCGCATGCTTTTCGGTTCCGGCTCCACCAGAACTCGAGGGTTATGAAATACCTGCATGGATTCACGGCCCGGTTTTAGCACCACCAGCCCAAGTTCCGGTACCGGAACAGGTCGAAGTAATACCCGCACGTTACCTCCAGATGCGTTGCTGGAATGTGCGGGACGGACGCGGTGGGCGTTCGGAATAAGGGAGCCTGACATAGATTATCCAGTGACGATAATCGAGGCTGAGGGCTTTCTTAATCTCGTATCCGCGTCTGCGGTAGTTATGAATTAGCCATTCGGCCTGTTCTTCAGTACATGGTGGGTGTTGGTACCAGTCGGTTTTAAATGCGTGTGAACGCCGCCCATGCCGGATGGCAAGGTCGGTATCAGAATTGTGAAATTTGGTTTTGTGCACCATCTGTTTTCTCTGCTGGCGCAGCAGGTGTCAGGTGTTCAGGCTGACGTGCGAATTGTAAACCAGAATGCCAGGAAAAACAAAACCCGCCGAAGCGGGTTAAGTGCGGGTGCGTTGAGGATGCCTGACTCATCAGAGGTGGCGAGGGATTTCTCCCTCGCCTGGTCTCTTACTCCTCAGGTTCGTAAGCTGTGAAGACAGCGACCTCCGTCTGGCCGGTTCGGATTCGTACCTCGCAGAGGTCTTTCCTCGTTACCAGTGCCGTCA